CCCATGATTACTGCTCCCCAAACCATGGCTAGATCGCATTCTCCCTGTCACTGTAAACGCCCTTCCATGACGCGCTAGTGACAGTGACAGGCATCCACGAATCAGACTCCACAACAACTGAACATCTGTCATTGCGACTGCACACAGGCACTTCAGTGTTGCCCGTCTGCAAAGGATTAACTGTTGAATCCAGCGTGTTGTTTGCAACGTCCAATTCTCTAGCCCTGAATTTAACAACAGTGTCATTGGTTCTGTTGTCTCGCTTGACCCGAACTGTGTACTCACCCGTGTCGACGTGATGCACTGTCCAACGCAAGATCTGCGTTCTGCCTGATAGCTGGCCGATGCGCCGTGTCTCCGTTTCGTTTTTGTCAGGGACGTAGCCAGTGTTGAACTCATACTCAAACTTGTACGGCTCCCCAAACGCCACCTGTGACTTGGTCCAGTCCCCTTTCTCGCTGCAGGTCAAGGTCGACGTGGTGGTCTCGCCCAGCTTCAAACCCTGCTGCTTGCCATTGGTAAAGCGCACAACAGCCCAGGCCTTATCTGCCGGCGTGTAGGGCAGCGTGAATGTTGTGATGTCAGTAGCGCTGTCGTAGGACGCAGCAACCGTTGCTGACGGTGCGGTGAACGCAGGCGTGGGCCGTTGACACAGCCGATCCAGATGGATCTGAGGGGTGCCCGGTTCCTCTAGCTCATCATTCAACTGGATCGTGAAGTACGTCCCGGTTGAATCCGTCACCAGCATGTACAGGACGTTGTCGATGAACTTGACCCATTGCACGTCCTGGTTAAAAGCCCACTGACTCCAGCTCCTTTGGATCTTCTGTTGACCAACCTCACCGGTCTGCCACAAATACTTGTAGACATACAGCTCTTTCTTGTTCGTGGGCGAGACAACCACCGCTGCGTCAATGTTCTGCCCAACATCCCAGTGAGTCACTGACCCTGAGATGTACTTCGGCACATAGTTGGTGATGTCCAGACTGCTGCCCAAGTTCAGACCAAGCTTTGTGTTCCGTTGGTTGTAGAAGTTGAACTCACGGAAATGAGTGAAGCCGAAGTAGTCGGTTGAGAACAGCACTTGTGCGCCTGCCAGCTTTGGCCTGACGTTCGGGTTCATCTCCAAGTTGCTGAGCCTGAACATCTCACCGGTCAGTGGCGTCAACACGTCAGCATCAGCTGCTCTGATCTGGAACTGAGAGGTAGAGGAAAACGCCAGGATGCTGTCTTCAACAGGGATCATCCATTCAATCGGCGAGCTTCTCTCGCTGGTGCCACGCAGCCCGAACGGGTCTGTCGCCTGCACGGCCACCGCGGTGTCGTTGAAGAAATTGAAGATGTCATCTGTCTCGCTCAGCTGTACCGTCTCCTCCGCGGCCACCACATACCTGCTGCGAAACAAGATGTGGTCCCTGATCTTTTTGCCAACGAACTCAGGTTCAGGTGAGCTGACCTCATCGCCAGCTGTTCGCTGTCCCCACTGCGGGAAGGTGAACTCATACTTTTTGCCATCGGCCGTGACTTCCTCTTCCGCACCATCGGCCGGCCCAACAAAGAACACGTTCTCTGCTGCTCGGTAGATCACCAACGGCATGGTGTCTGGATCCAGCTTGAACTGAATGTCTGGCTTCACCGTCTCTTGCCAGGCACCTTCGGCGAAGTCAGTGTCGCTGAACGTCCTGAACTTCAACCACCGGTTGTCAACTGTGGTCGAGGGATCACTCTCAACCTCAACGACGTATCCGTTGGGTGCAATGACTGGCAGGTTCCCCAGCGTTTGCACCGTGTCGGTAAAGGCAACCGCCAGCTCAGCGCTTCGGGTGTCGTCAATCGCAAGTGTGAAATCTGATCCGTCATCCTTTTTGATGTAGATCACATATTGGTTGACCTCTGCTGTGTACCCATCAGGGATGGTCGTCGCCAGTGCTTCTGCAACACCTGATGTACTCAGCTGGTTGTCGTCGTCGTCTGCGGCTGGGGTGGTGACGCTGCCCACAGCTTCACCGTCAATGAGCAGCGTGTATGTCACGTTGTAGGCAACAGCTCGGATGAAGACAATGCCCTTCCCTGCCTGAGCTGGTGACTTGTCAGAAGCCAGTGCTGTTTCCTTTTCGCGATTCAACAGCAGGCCAATCGCTCCGCTGCTGATCAATGCATAGTTCTTGTAATAGGTGCCGGCGTCGTTGTACGGGTACGACGTGTCATCGCATGTCACCGTGCCAGAGGCAGCAGTCAAGCCTGTGCCATGAGTCTTGATCGTTGGCAGCGTGCCATTGCGCCTGATGTCGATCAGAGTCTTCCCAGAGTCTGGGCGGACCAGCACTGAATACTGCTCAGCCTGTTGGATATCCATCATTTCCAGATAGAAATCCGACATTGGTGTGTCCAAAATCTTGGACTGCAACCGCATCGCGTTCCGCTTGGTCAGTCCTTCAACAGGACTGGACCAGCCGTTCACTTGCTTTGTCCCTTGGCCAGCAAGGCGCAAGTGTGGTGGCTGTTGCGAGACACCTTGAATCAACGTATCCAGGTCACGCCGTATAGCGGAGCTGGGTTTTTTTGGTGTCTTGCCTTTGCGGAACTGCGACTTGGAGCGTGGCATTAGCGGACTCGGTAACGTGTTCCACCTGCTGGGGTATAGCCAATGCCTTGGGAAGCCCCACGGTCATTGCCCCAAAGCAGATTGTTGTTGAGTTGATTCTCTTCTGATCTGATCAACAGAGTCCGTGCTTGATCCTCGTCGGCCACTGTGTAAGTGAAGACAACAGAACTAGCGACGTATCGATCAGAGAAGATTCGTGCGCTACGAATGGTGATGTACTGCTGTGCAGCATGTGGCAGATCAGTCCACGCCAGTTGAGAAACAACTTTCGCTGCGATCAATGGCTCGCCACCGTTGATCTTCCCAAAGTCAAAGCGTTGGTTGTTGCGGTCATAGACCTTCAACCCACGCATGACGTATTGAGTTTCTGGATACCTGTTAGGAGAGAAGTCAACCGTCAGGGTATTGCTCGGGACAACGTAAGTGTCCTGGGCAGTTTTCTTGATGGTGACGCCTTCGTCTGTGTTCCAGCTCCAGGCCTCAGACTGAACATCGCGTGACACTTCTTTCAAAGTGCGCTGTGCCAAGCCTGAGTCTGTGATCTCGTTGGTATTGCTAGAGAGGCTGGCAATACCTGCCTCTCCAATGGTTGCCAAGATCGTGTTGACAGCTTCGAGTTCTGTCATGCTTTAACCGTGTCAACTTTGAACACGCCGCTAACAGTGTCAACGCCCTTACCTACTTGCGACTGTGGAACGTATGTCCCGGCAGCGTTGGTTGCTTTAACGAAATAGTCAACATCTGCAGCAGGGTCAAGAAGCTGATCGTCCTGCCATGTCCAGCCAGCCAGGGTGTTGTCAACCTTGATAGTTGTTGCCATGAAAAAAGGGGCATTGCTGCCCCTAAGTTAATTCCCCTCGGCTAGCGAAGCCAGATCACTGAGAGTTGCTGATCTCGACGCAGCACTCAGGACGCAGGCAACCAACACCAAGAGCAAACTTGGCGGTCATCAACGTGGCGTTATACATCACGTCGTAATCGTTGCCGGTCATGCCCATGCTCAAGTCACGCAGCTTGACAACACCACAGCTTCCTTTTTGGAAAGCAAGCATCTTGGTGTTGGTCATGTCTGCCGTGGACTTCTTCACAGCACCGTTGCTTACATAGCCCTGTTCGCCGCTCTTGGCGGTGACAGAACCCTGAGCAATGTTGTTGCTGGACAGGATGGAGAAGCCAGCAAGCTTTGCAATCTGACCTTCCTTGTAGGAACCATTGGTTCCTTGCTGGTTGAAGTCATAGTTCACAGCGCGTGAACTCTGGATCAACGTATAGAAGGACTCAGGGGTGCAGACCAGCACACGCCCTTCCTTGCTGACATCCTTGGAGTCCAAGGCTTCAGCAGCAGCAAACACACTGGCGACGAGATCGTCAGCAGTGGGGGTTGCCTTGTTGATGTCGATGACAGTACCGGTGCGGTACGGATCATCGGGGCTCAGGCCTGCAGGCTTGTTAGCCGTCAGGTCAGAGGTGGAGGTCCGGGCACCAAGTGCAATGGTGCGAGCCAGGCGCTTGTCATGCTCACGGGCAAGAGCTTGACCCAACTCGGTTGAGTAGATCGAGCGAATGTCGTAGTGAGCCTTGGCTTCCTGCAAGGAATACAGGCTTGCGTCTGCAATGAGGTAATCATCAATGCGGATGACAACCTCGTTCTGCGCCATGTCACCCTGGCCGACGATCATTTCGCCGGGAGTGTGATACTTAGCAGTGAAGCGACCAGTCACAGGGAACTGTGCTGAGCGACCGTTTTGGATGGTGCGGGTTTGCACCAAGTCCTCGAAGATGCAGGCCCGCTTGAATGCGGTCAGCACTTCTCCGGAGAAGACCTTGAGGAAAAGGGCGTTGTCCTTATCCCAAGTTCCGCCGTCGCCGTTGATGACGCCGGGGTTGGACAGTGTTAGTGAAGGGGCAGCCATTTGTCAGGACTGTTGTTGTTGTGAACAGTGACCAACTGGTGCATCACGCATCCCCACTTCT